AGGAAGTTTAAGATAACAATACTTTACTTTGTCAGCATCTTTTATCGGCTCGTAAAGATTAGTTAGTCCATGATCCTCGATAATTTTGTTGTAGAGTAAAGAACCTCTCACAGCAATTGGCGTACCTTTCTTATAGATAGTCGTGGTATCTTTATATTTCTTTACGTTGTTTGCTGTTCTAGGAAAGGCGACTTCATCAAAGGAATGATTAGAGTATTCCCTTTTTACTTTCGAAATGAAGTTTATCACTTCTTTCTCATCTGTGTCCATAATCAATCTTATGGTGTCAGTGATATACTTTCTACAAATTGTAGGTGTAGAAGACTTGATGGCTTCGATACCCATCATCTTAAGCTTCGGCGTATCGTATACCTCGTTCTCGTTGACATACATATTGAGAATGTATCGTTTCTTTGCTGTCCAGATTCCTTTATCAGCAATACATTCTCTTTTCATATTCATCTTTTGAGAATGCGCTCTAGTGTATTCAGCCAACTCTTGATAAGTTTTTTCGATAAATGGTTGGATCTTTTGGTCACAGACCTTATCCAAGAAACGGACAATTTTCTGTTTTGGTACTTCAGATACGTCACCGAAAGTAAGTTTAACCAATTTATCAAAAGTAACATAAACAGAGTCAGTATCCGACGCCACAATGAAGTCTTCATTAGTAGTCCCCACAACTTTGTTCAAATAGAGGTTTAGCTTGTCCTGTATCCATCTAATAGCAAGCTGTCCAGATAGGGTAATGGACTCTGCATAGCTATTGTTGAACCACCTGAACCACTCGTTAGCCAAAGCACCATAAGCTGAGTTTAACTGAATCTTTTTCGCCATCTGCATGTTATGATAACGTGTAATCTCAAGCTTATATTTTTCTTCCCCCGTCTCTTTGTACTTTTTAGACGATTCCTTCATCATGTTTTTATATTTAACACGATCTTCGTACATCGTCTCCATAAGCTCTGCTAAAAACCCTTGTTTTTCTTTAGAGAAGACGAATCCTGATGCTGCCATACAACAATTAGTTTCATCCAATCTTTGCTGAATAGATTTCATATCGCAGGTATCGGAAAGAATACTATCTACAGTAACACTTTTTCCTATATGTCCCTTAAATGTATCGGGGGAAATGTTGTATTGCATGATCAAGTGTGGATACAGAGAATCAAGGTCGAAGGAACATAACCACTCGTACATTCCCGGCTTAGGCTGCTTAACGTAACCACCTTTAATCTTTTCGCCTTTGTTGACTTCTAAAGGCTTTCCCGGAATTACAATGTTTTGTTTAATAAGATGATTGTGGATGATCACATCCCACATCTTCACAGATGTTAAAGAATCGGCAAAGTTTACTTTTGCATCATATGCAAGAGCATAAACCAACTCCAACATACCAAGCTTTTCATCCAGTCTCTGAACAAGCTCTACGTCTTTGATATTGTATTCAATAAACTTTTGATGATCATTTTTATGCAGACTTAACAGAGACCCATGTTCTGAGTAGTCTAACTTTCTCTCACCAAGCTCTACATTGGCAATAGTATCAAGACGGTAGTTTTCTTGAGCTTTGTATGTAAATTTCTTGTAAAGAATCAAATAGTCGAGAACAGTTAATCCCTTTACGTCTTTAACTTGCTGTGTCTCTTCACCAAATTTTCCTCTTTTTGTGATTGTCTTCTCTAGAATAATATTCCAAGGTGATAACCGATCAGATGTAGATTTACCAGCAACACGTTCAAATCTATTGATCATGTAAGGTATATCAAACCCTTCGACGTTCCATCCGGTAACGACATCTGGATTTATCTTTCTCCAATCCTCAACAAAGCCAAGAATTAAAGCCATCTCATTTTCGTATCTTTTGTAGAAAACGTCTTCTCTGTGCTTCTTGTAACTTCCTATACCGTAGGCGTAATAAGTCCCATCATAATACATTGTTATTGCTGTTATAGGTTTTAACGCCTCTTGAATGTCGGGAAATCCATCATCGGCAGCAATCTCAATATCAATATTGACGACTCGAATGTGCTTAGAATCATACTGTATCTCGCCAGAATACATTTCATTTATGAAAGGATACATAGACAATTCCATCCCGTAATAATCACGGTTTGTCGTTTCTGATATTTCCTTTCTAGCTTGATCTATTTTTGCCCTGTTTTCGAAATCTCTTCTGACAACCTTTTTTCCGTCCATTGTTCTTAACGGAGAGTTTGTCTCTTTGGCTGTAACTTCATAGTGAAAATGTTTTACTTTATGTTCTTCGTAGAATGGGTTTCCGTCATCATACCCACGAATATGGTAGTAACCTTTTATGTTATCACAACGTGTATAGAACTTCATACATTCTCCTTAGTTTCACATATGTTAGCATGCCTATATCCAATAAAAAAGCCCCCTTTCGGGGGCTACAGTATTTTACGACTCTATCTTATATTCTTTTGGTCGCTGTGCTTCAGGAATATTTTTGACAAGCTTGATCTCTAAAATACCTTGTCTTAATGTCACCGAACTTACCTCAACATATTCTCCCAACGTAAATTTCTTTTCAAAATTCTTCATCGAGATACCACGATGATGGTAACTATAATCTATCTCACTACCTTCTTCTTTCTGTCTCTCGCCTGTTACGGTCAAGATCCTATTGGCAGTAGACCCATCATGAACAACCTTTAACTCACTCTCACCAAAACCAGAAACAGCAAACTGAATAATAAAGTTATGTTCATCTGTTTCAATAATGTTATATGGTGGATAGTTTGGTTGTTGTGAGGACAAATTTTCAAGGGTTTCTAATGTTTTTTCTAAACCAATGAAAAACGGCGAATTGTAATATACCTTGTTCATATACTTTCTCCTTGTATAAGCAAAAAAGAACCATTGAACCCTTTCGGCATTCAATGGTTCTATTTATACAAAATGTAATTAGAGATCAAGGTATCTTTTTAGAGCCTATATTATACTTCGGAACCAAGTCCCATTGTTCCTTTTCTTTATGAGGAACAACTTTGATTTGGCTCATCGAAGCTACAGGTGCTTTTGTCTTCTCTGGATCTTTAACTTTCAGGAGGTTCCATTCTGCAAGAAGATTTGCAATAGTATTGAGTCTGCCTGTGTCGTTTTCTTCCATGTTGGAAGGTTTACCGTCCAAAGCAAACATCTGCTTGAAATGGACAATATAATACTTACCTTGTTTATGGAGAATATGACAGGATTGAAAAAGCTTCTTTTCTTTCCTAGAGGATACACCTATCCGAGTAAGTGTTTCTCTGATTTTCCGAAAGTCGTCTTCACTTTCAAGATCAACCTCAACAAACGAATCAATAATATCTGCGTTCATACCCCACCTTCGTCATACATTTCTTTCAGCATATCTAATTGTTCTTCTGACAACAGCTTCATTACCTGCTTTGTTTTATGCTGATTGTATTTATATATTTTAGATACTAGCTTTTCGTCTTCTGAGAAATTATTTTTAGGCCAAGGCGTAAATCTCTTTCTTTTCCTAACAGAATTGAAAAGATAAGAGTAATGTCTGCTATTTGGTATCTCAGGTCTCATGTTCATTTCGTTAGAGAACAAGATTGTGTCCGGATACAAAGAGAAAGCCTTGTTTATGATGTAAGCATCATATTCTGACCCTGTTTCTTCAACAGGGTCGTTTTCAGCCGAAATATTTTTCACGTAGTCGAAGAGCTTCACTTGAACATACACCCCGCCATAATCTCTGTTAAACACGCTGTCACGTTGATATCAGGGTTCGCCACAAAAGCTTGCTTGTACTGATAATCCGCAAGAATCAAAACAAGCTGTGCAATCGAGGCTTTTTCAAGGTAGTCAACAGACATTGTGTAGATGTTTGAGAACAATGTGTCTGGATGAATATCGTTGTTGTGTGATACCCACTTACGAACTTCTGTGAAGTTCTTTTCTTTTAGATACTTGAATAGTTGACCGTATGCTTCATCGAAAGAACTAATAACATCTGTACTAAGTTCTCCTGTTGAGGAATAATACTGAATTTCGTTCAAGATCTTTCGGAAATCTGGAAAGTGTTTTTCGAGAAGTAAAACCAGAGTCTTCTTTTCGTACTCTACACCTTCAGCCTCAAGAATACTCTTAAGACCTTTGAAGAATTGGCTTGCAATCTGCGGCTTTTCCTCCTTTGAGATTTTAAACTCTACGTGAGAGCATCTTGATCTCAAAGGCTGCAGGATTTTATTGACGTAGTTACAAGTGAGAATGAACCCACAATTCTTCGAAAACTCTTCCATAAAGTTTCGGAGAGCAGGTTGTGTCGAGTTTGGATTAAGGTAGTCAGCCTCATCAAGTATGACATACTTCCTACCGCCTGTCATCGAAACTGCAGAAGCAAACTGCTTAATCTTTACTCTCAAAGTGTCAATGTTTCCATCTAAGGAACCATTGATCACAATGTAATCACAACCCAACTCATCCAACATGGCCTTGGCAACCGTAGTTTTACCAACGCCAGAAGAACCAGAAAATATCAGGTTTGGTAGATTCCCTTTGTCTACAAACCTTTGCAGCTTCTCTTTGATACTCTCTGGTAAAACGGCATCTTGTACTCTTTTGGGACGATATTTTTCAGCCCAAATACAATCATCAACAATCACACGTCACCTCGTACACTGACAGCATAAGTCACAGGAGTTTGCTTCCCTTTAAAGACGCCAAAGGAAGAATTAGGATCTAAGCATACATCGTAGTCCCCGTCCATAAGCTTTAAGCTGTCAAACGAAAATGTAATTGGTCCGCTGTCTTCTTGATCTGTCGTAGTGATAACTGTTGTCCAGTCATCAATCGTTCCATTGTCTAGATCAATAGCTCTGACAATGACCTTACCCTCAGTACACTCAAACTGTGCTTCAGGCATGTCCAAAAGAGCAGCAGCTTTACGTAAAACTACCACATCATTTTTAGTCATTGTAAAGTTTAAGGATCCAGAAAATGAAGTAACGTTAGCCGGATCAACTTTTTGATGGATGATCATACTTTTGTCAGCATATTGATACTTCACACTATGCTTGCCCGAACTAATCTCAACCGACTTTTCACTAAAATCAAATTCAGGATCAGGCATCATGGAAATGATATTGAGGAATCTAGACAATTCATAAATACCAAAAGGCGTGTCAAAAAACTCATCTACGTCTGCAAATGCAAATACATTTCCGTAAGGTGAGGTAGTCTGGATCTTTGATCCAGACTCCACGTATACAGAAGGATTGATAGTCGAAAAGTTCTTCAACAAATCAATCGTTTCTTTAGATATATTCATCACTTTTTCATCTTCTTAAGCTGGTTCATATCTGCAGTGGCAACAGCGCCGATCTGCGCCAATGCACCAAGACTACCACCAAAGATATATGATCCGCAATGTTTAAGTTCCATCCAAGGACACAACCAGACCTTCATTCCGGCTTTACGTACATTGTAACAGAACATATAATCTTCTGATAAATATCTCTTTGATTCTGGATCAATGATACAATCAAAGTAAGCCATAATCTCTCTAGAACCATCGAAGTGTGCTGTTCTAACGTGATCAGGCTTGTACTTGTACTCCGGATAAACCTCATCGTACTTCTCAAAGGTTTCCCGACGAATCATCATAAAGCCAGTACCAGCTTCACCAACCTCAACAGGCTCATTGACCGGAACAGCCCTTTGACCCGCAACTGGATTGAAGACGTAATCACCGACAAACTGTTCAAGTGTATTTGGATTATCGTCAGCAACACCTTGATCAACAGCAAGCTTGATCTTTTCCCATGAGATGTTCTTTTTTGGATATGGACCAGCAATAATGTCATACTCAGATTCTTCATCTTGTAAAGCCATAAGTGCAAGCACGTCTTTAGGATCAAATCCAATGTCAGAGTCAATAAACATAAGGTGTGTAAAACCAGACCTCACAAATTCATCAACACAATAGTTTCTAGCTCTTGTAATCAGAGACTCATTGAAAAGGTAATAAAATCGAATCTCGATATTATATTTTGCACAAACAGCAGCTAAGTCTGCTGTCGATCTAGCAAACATACCGTGGCACTGACCACCATACATGGGTGTTGCTACAAACAATTTCCTTTTCTGTAATTCCTCAATAGAAATTTCAGTTTTCATTATCTACCTCGTTTTAAGTTAAACAGATTTTTCACCATAATTGCCTTGGTACGTACCATTGCTTTCTGATTCGAGAATAAGGTACTGACCAACTCTAGCACCCTTTTTAATCTTTGCTGTTCCTGTAGTCACAACCATAAGAGCAACCATAGAACCTTTATACCCGGTATCATAAAGACCAGAACAAAGATAAACACCATTTCTAATCAAAGAAGATCTGCTGATAACAACACCTGCTTCAGACTCTCCGATTTCAACTTTGTTCTTCATGATGATCTTGTAAGATCCCGGCTCTAGCACGTAGAAGCCATCAGCCTGTACGGGAAGCTTAGACGTAATTCTGTGTTTCTTGTCGATTTCATCTAAGACGAAATCAGACGGTTCAATTTTCTCCACTTCTTCTAAACGAATATCAACAGCATTCGGTTGAACATCGCCTTTCTCTACTTCAGTAATTTTAGTAGAAGTAAATTGTGATTCAGGATGTAGAAGCATTTTTTACTTTTCCTCTTCAAGTGTGTACATCATTAATATAATGTAATGTATTGCTTTTAACAGGTCTTTTTTATTTTTACCATCTTTTTTTCCGTATCTAAGCAAATATTTTAAGGCATTGTCTCTGGCTGTCCATTCGAGTGTCCCTAAAGCCTCCCAAACATCTACGGCTTGCATGTCCGTTTTCTTGCTTTTGTAGTGCTGGCTATAGGTTGATTCGATGTACTCCTCAACCTCGAACAAGATTTCATTTTCTCTGTATTTGAAGTCAGTCATTTTCGACCCGATATCTTCTTTCTGTTTTTAAGAGCTTGCTGTCTGTGGTAAGACGTGGCCTTGTTGTAAAACACCTGACCATTGATGTTGTCAATATGGTGAAGGAGATTTCTTGCAGTCAGACCTACAAATTTTTCTACGTTAAACTCACCATTGATGTCTTGGAACCTAACACGAACACCAGAAGGTCTTTTGACCTTACAGACGATATCACATCTAGTGATGTCCGTTTCTTCCAAATAGATATCTTCGCCAAACGTAGTCGTAACAACAGGATTAAACATTGCAAAGATTGGGTCTGTGTCCAAGACAATGACTCTTGCATTCAAACCAATTTCGTTTGCAGACAAAGCCAATACCTTGTGTTTTCTTATCGTACCAATCATATCGGTAGCCAATTGTTTAGGATCTTCAATAGGATTGTTAAAATCAAAAGGATCTAACTTTGTTGTTAGGATATCGTCCTTAGAATCTACAAGTTCTCTTTCATCCATCATGCCACCTTACTAAAACCTTTCACTTTTTCGAACTTTATAACATTATCAAAGGAATCGTGTAGTTGATCACCTTTGTGACTGATGATGACGATGTTAGACATGTCATCTGTTTCATTGATCAGTTTCATGAAGTCATCTGTTCCCCCCGAATCGAGTGAGGAGTCAAAGACTTCATCCATAATCAAAATATTTGTGGAAACACTATTCTTGAGTTTAGCAATCTTTCTCCACGTAAACAGAAGAGCAAGATCAATTCTAAACTTCTCACCCTCAGAGAAAGAATCATAACTAAAGGCATCTCTATGTCTCGATAGAATCTTCTCTGAGAAGCTTTCATCAAGCTCAAAACTGACGAAGAAGTCCATAGCTTGTAGATACTTGTTGATAAGAGAATTCATAATGGGAACATATTGTTTTACGATCTTAGCCTTGATCCCACCATCCTTCAACAACGACACAGCAACCTCAAGAATGCTGGCCTCTTCCTTTAAGACAAGATATTCTTTTTTTAGTTCTTTGAATTCATCCTGAAGCTTAACAAGTTCACTATCATCCTGATCTTGTTTACGTTCTTCGTTGAGCTTATCAATTTCACGAACAATATCAGAAATATAATTATTGTTCATTTTTATCTCATTGTTCTTTTCAGACAACTCAATATTCTTCTGCGTCTTCTGTTCAAGAATTTTCGAGATTTGCTCAATCCTAGAATTGATCTTCTGACTCTTATCCGAAAGAGCCTTCAGACCTTCCTCATACTCAGTTATCTTTTTGGATTTTGAATTCTTTACGTTCTGTCTGAAACTATCTTCGATGTCCTGATTACAAGTCGGACACTGCTCATTGTTGTCATAGAAATCTATGTCTCTTTTAATCTCACCTAATTTTTGTTTGATTCCGTATTCAAACTTTTGAATCTCATTCAGCTTTTGTGTGAGATCTCTGTTCTGCTTTTTAATTCCATCGAAGTCAGACACATGCTCGATAAGAACATCAACCTCTTTCTGAGCATCTTCGATTTTTGCTTTTGTTTCATCTATTTTTTTGTTGTAATTGGTTATAAGTTCCTCAGTGTTACGATTAAGTTTCTTCTGAGTCTCTTTAAACATCCTGATACTTTCCTCCTTCAGACTTCTTTTGTCAGAGTTTTGGGAAAGTTTAGTCTTCAGAGAAGATATCTCATCTTTGACCAAACTGCTCATAGATGAAAAAATCTTAATGTCCAAAATGTCTTCAATCACTTCCCTACGGGAGGCTGTGTTCAGTTGCATGAAAGGAACAAAGGATGCTGATCCCACGATCACCACCTGACAGAAAGACTTGTAGTTTAGTTTGAGAATATTCTTTTCAAGAACCTCTTGGTAATCTTTGTTTGCTGCATCTTGGCTTAACAGTTCACCATTCTTGTGAATTTCGAACACATTGGGCTTTATGCCTCTTGTTATCTTATATTTATTTCCACCAGTCTCTAATTCTAGCTCGACAAGACAATTTTTCTTGTTGATAGAATTGATGAGTTGAGGCTTGTTAATTTTTCTGAATGGCTTGTTGTACAAACAAAATGTCAGAGCATCTAAGATAGTAGATTTACCAGACCCATTGTCACCAATGATTAGTCTGGTCTTATGTTCTGCAAGATCTACTTCTGTAAAAACGTTTCCTGTTGACAGGAAATTCATCCAACGAATTTTCTCAAACTTAATGTACATTATTCTGCATTCATTGCCTTGTAGTAGATGTCGTGGATCTTCTTTTTGAGTTTATCAAGATCCACGTCAGTTTCAATCAGGTCAACATACCTGTCCATAATTTCTCTGGTATTTTCAATATTGTCTAGATCTACATCTGAACTTCTCTCTTGGTAGATCATCGTCTCATCAACAATCTTAACCTCAAGAGGGGAGAAAGACTCTATCTCACCAATAAAGTCATCAAATTCTTCAACGTCAACCTTCTCCTTAACAACAACACGGATGTAGTGGTCTTTTACATCTTCTTCTTTAAGAGGCTTTTTCTTGTACTTTCCAGAACCTTCTACAATGTACTTCGTGTAGATGTCGTATGGATTCTCCACAAAGGTCAGTTCCAGTGTCTCTGTGTCCAGAACATGAAATCCTTTGACGTAACTATAATCGGACCAGTTCATCTGGTACGGGCAACCTAGATAATAAATTCCGTTACTGTCCGATCTATGATGAAAATGACCCGATAAAGTCTTTTCGAACTTTTTGAAGATAGAAGAACTCAGACCTTCTTTGCTGAGTTGACCCGGATGCATCGTAAATCCTTCAATCTCAAGATGCCCAATACACAAACGAGACTCAGACAGCTTTATCATGTCCATGCTTTGTTTGTGATTGTCTTTACAAATCCACGGAAGATACAGAGTCTGGACACCAAAAAGATCTACTTCTTCAGGATCTTTGTAGAAGTTGATGTTCTTGTAACGTCTAACGACTTCATCAATGGCATTAATCTGGTTCGTGTTCTTATAAAATGTATCATGATTACCCACAATAATGTCCATCTCCATACCCATATCTTCTAGAGGCTGGAGAAAAGTCTTTCTCAGATTATGTGCTGTTAAAAAATTGATATACTTTCTACGATCAACAACGTCTCCTAGATGTACAACTTTGTCTATTTTGTTTTTCTTAAGGTACGGAAAAAACACCTTGTCGAAAAATTTTGCAAAATAGTTGTAGTAGTTAACATTATCATTTCTGACACCGTAATGTGTGTCGGCAATCAAAACAATCTTAGCCATTCTTTTCGTCGTGCTTCTTCTCTAGCTCGTCCATGTAATCATTTTGTATATACGTATCTGCATACGGAAGCGTGGCCTTGTCAGAAAGTGAGTAGTCCACAAGCTCCTGATTTACGTATTTGTAATCGTAATACTTTTTCTTGATCAGGAGAAGCTTTTTCTCTTTCTCGATCTTTCTGATGAACGCATTCCAGATGATCTGTGTGAAATATGCAAAAGGGTTGCTCCCCTTAGCAGGATCAAACTTCATCACAGCTTCAAATGCATTCTCGATACCATCACCAATCATGTCATCTTTAAAAATGTAGCCAGAGTAGTTTGGCTTCGTTGCTAGTCGTGTAGCAATGGTCTGAAGACAGATAGCAATGTCATTTGGAATGATTGGCCTTTCAACACCTTCTTTATCTGCATCATAACATTCTTTTTGATACTCAACTAACCTGACGTAAAACGTCTTGTTGTCAATGTAATTTACTGGCTTTTTCTTTTTCATATATCAAACTCATAAACTTTGAAATTAAACTTCTCCTCAGTATATATTTTTAGACGTGCCTTGAAATGAAGGTATGTATAGTTCTCTTTTTTCTTATATTTGATGTCATCAGAGACATCGTAGATAACAGCTTTGCTCTTAATAGAAGATTTTCTGAGACCCCTTCCTATCGACTGAAGATTTCTGATTCTGGATTTTGACGGAGACGCAAAAACAACATTATGTAAGTTTTTGATATTCACTCCAGTACTGAATACGCCATATGACGCCACAATAATTACATTCTCATTCTCCTCTGCATATTTTCTAACATACTCTCTGTCCTCTGCTTTGGTCTTCCCATCTACGTAGAAAACGTCTCTGCCTCTGTCCTTCAAAAGGTCGAACAGCAACTTACCTTGCTTGTCTACCATCTGAAAAAGAACCAGCGTGTTCCCTTTGCTTGACAAAGCCAAATTTCTTATAAACTTATTTCTCTTCTCGTTGGTACAAAGGTAGTCAATTTCCTGTTGATAAGTCGCACCCTTCATAAGTTTTCTAACTTCGTCAGAGTGCTTTAGGGAGACACACTTGATCTTCATATCGGCCAAGTGGTTTGAGTCCATCAACTCTTTAGTAGTCGTAACCTTCTTAACGGAACCAAAAAGACCCTCTAAAACAAGCTTGTTAGTGTAGGAACCGTCAAGTGTTCCGGTAAACCCAAACCTGTAAGGAATCCCTGTCGTCTTCTCCATAATAGAAGTTAACGATTTAGCCTTGAACAGGTGAGCTTCATCCCCTATAATGACCTTGTAGGGAAAATAAAACTTATTAGATTCCTTATGGATAGATTGCCACGTAGAGATAACAACAGGCTTATCTGAAACCTTTTCCTGACCAGACATGATGCAGTGAATGTTATCAATATCATATCCGTAAGAAACAAAATCATCTCTCATCTGATAAACAAGAGATGTTGTAGGAACAATAATCAGAGTCTTTTCTTCATATAATCTTGTAAGCAGATAAATGATTAAAGATTTACCAGAAGCTGTAGGTGATAATAAAAGCGCTCTAGAATTAGAAGTAGCATGTTTAATAGCTTCAATCTGATAATCTCTAGGCTTGATAGAGTCAGGGACTCCAATGTCCCTGACAAAAGACTGAAAGTCTTTTATTGATAAAGGGTCTGTAGGGAATTCTACATTGTATTCGTAGTCTTTCTGATCAAAAAATTCTTTGATATGATTTAACAGACCTGCATACAGTGTTCTTTTTCTAAGATTAAATAACCGTATTCTACCATCCCACAACTTCTTTTTGTATGCAGGACTAAATCTTGCACCCGGAACTTCAAAAGTGAATAGATCACTAAGTTCGTATGCAACGTCTTCTGGACAATCAACCTTTATATAAACTTCATTAACTTTTTTGATTTCTATCAATTCAAGCCTTCTTTAAATCTTTCCCAATCAATGATTGATTTAATTTGATATCCTCTGTTGTTGATCTGCTGCATCACAGATTCAATTAGAGAAATTTTTTCTTTCTGTAGTGAGACTCTTGTTGACAATTCAATAATGTCATCATCCTGTTGAATATACATGTCCAAGTCTTGGCGTAGAATCTTGAGTGGGTTTTGTTCCCAGCCCATTTTCTTGAGGATATCTTTATCAAGATCTCCTCTGTAATATTCATGCTTGAGACGGAAAAGCTTTTTGTAGTCAGACTCATATTTTTTGAGTTTGAGTCTTTCTTCAGAAAGAATTCTAAGATACTTGGAATGTAATCTTGGAATCTTTAAAGTTTCTTCTATAAGAAGATCTCTTTCGAATTTGGAATCTTGTTCCCAACTCTCATAGATATCTTTTATGTTCATCAACCACCAACTATTTCAAAATCATAATCTCTGTATGTGAATACCACTTGTGCTTTTGCAAACTGAGATGGATCTGATTGAGAATCAAAAAGTAGATCCGAT